ATCCAGATAGATATTTTGATACGAATTATGTGCTTGACGTAACGCCGTTTACAGGATCATTGTTAGTCTCCAGCACACTTAACACATCGTATCCTGCTGGTTCTGATGTAGTAGACAATGGTGCTAATATTGCAACCATTCTGTTTAAAGTTGGAGCCGTTGGTCGATACCCAGGATCCTACACTTCTAATAAAGGCTTCTTGTCTGAGCCTGATATCCGTCTGCAGGATGACAAGCTGTATCAGCCATTTGCATATCAAACAATTACAGATGTTGACATTGGCAAGTTCTATGACATTGTTAAGAAGTTAATCCACCCAGCTGGCCAGCAACTTTACAACAATAGGACACTAACAAACAGCTTCGATGTCTCTTCCAACATTGCGGTGATATCTTCGGCTAACGTCTCTATTGAACTCTACAGCTCAATTGAGCCAACCGATAATGTCACCTTTGAAATCAGTAGATACCTAACCGATACAATTGCTGTCGGATCAAATATTTCACTGACACTTGTAAAAACTATATCGAGTGTAGACAATGTAACCTTGTCTGACTCAGTAGGTTTTAACCTTGGTCTTAACCCTCTCGACGACGTTAATACAACTGACGAGCAATTTGCAACCATAGGTAAGTTGATCGACGACATCGCTGCTATTACCGATTATGCTAATTTATACGTCAATTTCAGTATAAATAATACACTAAGTAATGTCAAGCTAACTGAAAGTGTGACTGCTGATATTATCAACTACGCGGAACCTGGTTATTTTGACGAGACTTATTCTGCAGAGACACTAATACTTTTATAAAAGGAAAACAAATGTTTAATGATTCAGTAGGCGTGACAGGTAATCTGGATATCGTAGTACTTGACGAAAACGGCGTAAAAAAAGACGCTAGGCATGTAGACAATCTTGTCGTTGCTGTCGGTAAGCAGGTTATTGCTGCGAGGTTGGTGGGTAACAGTCTTCCTGTATTCAGCCACATGGCCGTAGGTTCTTCTAACACTGCTGCCACCGTGTCGCAGACAGCGCTAGGCACTGAAATTGGTCGCGTTATCCTCGATTCCACACAAAGAACAAGCAACGTAATTTCCTACGCTGCCACATTTCCAGCAGGAACAGGTACTGGAACCCTAACAGAAGCTGGTATTTTTAATGACGGCACAACAGGTAACCTGCTCTGCAGAACCAACTTCAACGCCGTAAACAAATCTGCTGGTGACACCATTGTTATTACTTGGAACGTAACTATTCAATAATATGTCCTTCCTCCTGAAAGACGCTATCCATACGTCGCTAGCTGAAACTGCTTATAATGAAATCGTATCGCGAAGATCAAATTACTATTATTATATTGGTAAGCAGCTAGAGTGGAAGATTCCTGATACACCTGAGACACCCGAGTCTACAACAGAATACGAACACAATGTTCGCAACGACATTATTTCTGTAAAGAGGATTGGCACAGCGGATGTGTCGTTTGTCGTGCCTCGTGTTAATTGGCTTTCAGGTACGGTCTACGATCAGTACAATGGTAACTATTCAGCTACCAATCTTTCGTCGACTGGTGCATCAAGTATTAAGACAGCACGTTTCTATGTGTTGACTGGGACCAACAAGGTCTATAAGTGCTTATTCAATAATGGCGGAGCCTTGTCAACAGCCGAACCAACTGGCACAGATCTTACGCCAGTTACCTATGCTGACGGGTACGTTTGGAAGTATCTCTACACTATTCCGGTATCTGTTCGTAACCGGTTCTTGACCGCTGCCTTCATGCCTGTTCAAAGAGCTACCACAGATACTTTCTATTCAAATGGTCAGGTAAGTGCAGTTGTAATTGATTCGGCTGGTTCTGGTTACCTAGGTAATTCATACGTATCTCTTTCCGTCAATGGTCAGTTTTTAGGTAAGCCTGGCAACGTTGCTGCTAGTTTGAGGCCAGTATTAAGTGTGGATGGAAAGTTTCTCGATGTAATTATTGACAATCCTGGCACTAATTATAAGACAGCAACTGTTTCTATTTCTGACGCTTTGGGAGCTGGAACAAGCTACTACAATGGTGTAAGCAATGTAAGGATTTTTAATCCTGGCAATGGCTATACAACTGCTGCAATTAGCAACACCACCGTGACCATTGCAACAACAGGTACACGGCAACCAACGGCCAATGCGCAGGCTAATTTAATCTTTAGCAGCAATTCTTTGGTGGACGTTGTGATCACCAATCCCGGAACAGGATATGTTGGTAATGTCAGATCCAATACTAGCATCGTAATTGCAACGACTGGTGCCGTTCAGCCAACCTCTAATGCTACTGCCAATCTTTTCTACACGGTTTCTGCTAAGCTCAACCCTGTAATTTATAACGGCTCCATCGATAGAGTGCTAATCGAGGATCCTGGTTTTGGTTACAGCGCCAACAATCAAACAATTATCACCACGATCGGTGACGGATCTGGTGTTGCGTTAACACCCTACATCAATTCAGCAGGTCAGCTAGAAGACATCATTATTGATAACAGAGGATCTGGCTACACCTATCTAGACATCGAGATTGTAGGCGACGGTACTGGGGCAGCTGCTCATGCTGACCTTTCTTTGGGTGATCTAGATTCTAAACAAAGTCAGGTAGAAGTTTCTGCAATCGACGGTGCGATTTATTCATTTATCGTGGATAATGTCGGTAATAGTTATACCCAGGCCAACGTTACCGTGACAGGAGATGGAACTGGGTTCTTGGGTAATGTGGTTTTGAATCCCAATTCAAACACAATTCAGAGCATTACAGTAACCAATCCTGGTTCTGGATACAGATTCGCTAATGTTGTAATTTCAGGTAACGGTAGCAACGCTAATGCGATTGCGATTATTTCTCCAGTCGGGGGACACGGATCAAATCCTGTAAAAGAATTGTTTGCTGACACCTTGATGTTTTACTCCACAATCAACAACGAGAAGAACCAGGGTATTTCCATCAACAATGATTACAGGCAGTTTGGTATTATCAAGGATCCGCAACACGCTCAGACGAGTGGCTTGTTGGGTAATGTTACAGCAAGTTCGTGCATTTTGATTACAGCAGATACGGTAAGCGGTATTAACCGCGACGATGTTCTGACCTTAGTGTCTGAAAATGTGACTAGATATTTTGAAGTTGTGGAAGCAGTATCAAGCACTAAACAAATTTTGCTAACAGATAAGAATGGTTATACTTTAGAAGACGGCGACGTCATCACCAACCCACTTACCAACTCTTCCTACACAGTCATTAGTGTAAATAAACTGCCCACACTTGATAAGTATAGTGGCGATCTTCTCTACATCGACAATAGAACAATGGTCAGCTATAGTGATCAACAATTGGTGACTCTTAGAACAGTTATTAAGTTATAAAGACAAGAAAAATGGCTATAAATTTCAATACCGATCCCTACTACGACGATTTTAGCGCCGACAAAGACTTCCACCGAATCTTGTTTAAGCCTGGTGTAGCAGTACAGGCTAGGGAATTGACCCAGCTCCAAACTATCCTTCAGAATCAAATTTCTAAGTTTGGTGACCATGTGTTCCAGGACGGATCAAGGGTGATAGGGGCTGAGATATATGTCGACAACAAGGTCAAGGCCGTCAGACTCAAGCCAACTTATTCTGGCAACGATATTGACGTTGCCGGGATGCTTGATCTATATGTACGAGGCACAACATCTGGTTTTGTTGGGGAAGTCAAATATGTTTATGCTGCCGATAATCCAACTGTTGGCGATCCTCCAACTATTATTATCAAGCCAGCTAATACAGTTGGTTCTTTTGTAGCCGAAGAAACGCTAGACTTTTATCCGTCTATGCTGAACGCATTAGACGAAACAAACGCAACAACTATTCATGCGGATACCGTAACAGACGTAACCGTAACCAAGACAGGTACCAGCACAGAGTACTCGCAGGAAATCACAGTATCCAGTACAACAAATCTTCATGTTGGAGATCTCGTCACGGCCGTTGGTCTAACTAAGACGCTGTACATTGTTGAAATTGTAAACAGTACAACAGTAAGAGTAAACGAGTATGTTGGTGCCAGTCTTACTTCTGTTACTTTTACGTTTGCACAGAACAACACTCAGCCTTCGCTTGAAGCATCGGTAAGCGAAGGTATATATTTTAAAAACGGATACTTTGTTCGTACAGGTCCACAGTCTGTTATTCCGCTTAAATATTCCAGCTATCCAACAGCTTCTGTTGGCATGAGCATTACTGAGATGACGATTGACTCTGAAGAAGATCAATCGTTGCTGGATCCAGCTGCTGGTACATATAACTATTATGCTCCTGGTGCAGATAGGTTCAAGATCCGTCTAACACTCACATCGCTTGATCTAGATGCTGATAATCCAGTTCTGACCAACAACCCCGATTTCATTGAGATCCTTCGAATCAATGAGGGTGTTGTAACCAAAGAAGTTAAGGTGCCAATATATTCTGAGCTAGAGAAGTCGTTAGCCAGAAGGACATTTGACGAGTCTGGCAACTATATCGTTAAGAATTTTATTCTTTACCCCAACGAAACTACCGATGCGGCAGTCAACGTCAACATCGATATTCTTCCTGGTAAAGCGTATGTTAACGGTTATGAGGTCGAGACAATTGCTCCTACCCGCATCTTCTTGGAGAAGGCTCGCGATACCGAATCAGTAGAAGGGTTTGACGTATCGACCTTTTACGGGCAATATGCCTATGTGGATTCCCCTGGTTATTCTCTTCCAGCGCTTGGGTCTAACGTGGAACTTCATAGCAACACCACGGTCTCCTTTGGCACCAAGGTTGGTACTGCTCACGTCAAACAGATTCAATATGATTCTGGCTCTAATACCAACGCTGTATTCAAATTGTTTTTGAATGACATCAACATGACATCGAACGCGTTTGCCAACGTTAAATCGTTCGTGACCGTTTCTGCCAACACCTACAACACTGCCAATACAACTTTCCTCGCCAATGTTAGCCCTACTTTAGGTATGATTGGTGGTGAAACTCAGCTCTACGATGCTGGTTACGATACATTTATCTTCCCCATTCCGCAGAGCAACATTAAAGAAGTGACCAGCACGTCTTATCAATTCAAGAGACTTTTCACATCTGTCTCGTTTACTTCAGGCACTGCTACTATTACGACTAACACCTCTGCTGAAGATTTTGTAGGGGGAACAGGTAACTTACCTGGATCTACAGCCAGAACGTATTATCAGGTTGTGGTTAAGACGGCGTCCGGTACCCTTTCCAGAGGTCAGAGTGTTCCAATGGACGGTGCAGGTAGATCGGTAAATATCCCCGTTGTAGGATCTGGTGCAGTCGGTCAGGCTGTATTTAACGTTAACGATA